TCCAAGTTCGTACTTTTCTTGAACGAGAGTTCCGTCGAATAATAAAACTAATATTATCAGCGTCTTTGCCATAAGCCTTCCTTACTTCTTGATACCATAGATCCTTGTAATAGGGGTCCTTTGTTTTATTCCAAAGGTTTGCTATCTCATCAAGTTTCTTTTGCATCGTATTGTTTAGTGCCCCACTTTAAAATATTTTTTAAACCAGGTGCATTTATTTGTATATCAACACCATAGGATCTCCATGCTTTTTTTACAAGGTTTAATTCTAATAATAGATTAGCCCATTGTTTTTGTGAGATACCTTTTGGTTTTATTGTTATAACTTTCTCTTTCACTATGTCCTCCTCATTTCACTCAAAGAATATTTTATAGGTTTATCTGACTCTATCTTAGATAGAAATGTAATCAACGTTATTCTTTCTTTATCCCCAAACTTAATTACACTATGGTAATTAGAGGAATCAAACATAACTAATCTGTTAAACACAGAGTCCACTTGTACTGTTTTTTCAAACCTATCGTTATTTTCTCCTAAATACTTTTTTAATTCTTTGTCTTCACCAGGTTTTTTAAACTGATCGTGTTTTTTATCTTGATAAATTATTTCTCTATCGTGACTTGTAGGTGTGCATATAGCTGTGCCACATCCTAAATCTCTAGATAAATATACTATAGAAGTTATTTCTGATGTCCAATCTTGATGCACCCAACCTTCGTATGGATAGTTCTTACCTTCTATCTTTTGAAAGAATTGAGAACCTGACCATGTCATAGATTTGTAATCCATTGGATATAGAGCTGCCATCATTTTCTTTGTAGTGTACTGAAAAAATTTTGGACCTACATTTTTACTACGAGTTCCCGGATACTGTCCGTCTTCAGGAAACCTGTATTCAAACGTTTCTGCATATTTTAAAACCATCTCTGGGTCTTCAAAGAAGTTATCTATGACTATGGTAGGAAATAACATTATTTACCTTGTATACCAGATACAGTGCCAGATACATGATTATTCTTCTTGTTTCTGTACTCTATAAAGTATTTCTTTTTAGGATCTAGTTTACGTCTTAGTTTTTTAAGAGACATGGCTTCCATTTCTTTTGCCTCTCCAACATTTACGTGAAGTTCAGTCCCACCTGTTTCTTCGTTTATACTAGGTATCTCTGGCCCTAACTCTCTTACTTTGTATTTGTATCGCATATTATTCCTTTCTTTTTTAAGAGAGGGCTTTTACACCCTCCCTCTTAACTTAACGTACAGTAACTTTGGAGTTATTACTATGTTTTATATATAGGATATTTAGGGATATTTGTCAACTACTTTCTTCTAAATTTACCCATTCTTTTTTCGTGTTTATTAGGACTCTTTTTGTGCCTGCCTGGTCTCTTTTTAGGCCTGTCTCTTGGGGCTGTAACTAAACCAAAATTAGCTTTCTTTCCCATCGCCAAAATATCCTTCAACTACAGATTGTAATGTTGTTTTTTCTAGTCGTGGTATGTAATTTATGCAACCATTTACATGTTGTTCTAAGTCTGCACCACATGTAATGCATCTAAAATATTGTCTAGTTAGGCCTACCAACATTGTAGGTTCTTCACATGTTGGACAGATACCATTAACTATCTCAGTATGAAATCTTATTGTTTTTTCGGTCATATATTCTTTTACTCTTTATCACTTTTCTTTTAAAATGTCTAAGCTGCTTTGCGACTGGGTTTCTTTTTTTGTTTATTTTTTTCATTGATAGTTAAAGTTTATAACAACTCTCCTCTTTTCATCTGTGCAAGATGACCCAGTATGTTCTAAATTTGAATTAAACTCTACATATTTATTCTCTTCACTCAAAACTTTCTCACCGTTTTTAAACTTTGTATAACCATTACAATTATTCATATAAAGAACACCAGTTGTTCCTGTGTCATAATCAGTGTGGTAACCATGTTCAACTATTTCATTTGTTTTAGTTACTAAGTTAGCTTTTACTCTACGCATTTGATTATAATTAATTTGTTTTAAAACTGGCATCATAATTTCTTTCCATGTCCCCCAACACTCCCAATTATTACTTTTGATAAAAGTAAAAGTAAATTGAGAATTGTTTTTATTTTCATGTTCGTAATTTATGAAATTATTAAAATACCAGGGAAAATGATCTCCCATCATATTATCTTTTAGTGTTTCAAATAACTCTTTCGGTAGGAAGTTTTTATAAATTTTCATTTGAGGTGAAGTTTCTTGATACTCTTTTCACCCATGTAGATCTCTGTTTCTGCTTCGCTACGTATGCATTTGTAAGATATGTTTGGATTAAATTCACGTTCTGCTACACGACGTGCACGTAAACATTCTGCCATTGATTCTTGTATTCTGTGTTCCTTGATCTCTCCATCCCAAAACATCAGCAGGGCTACCACAGTCTCTATCATTGTCCGTTACCGTTTGTGTATTTAAACTCTCTGTTTGCGTCTTTTAGTTTTTCGATATCCTCTAAAACTTTATCCATTTGTTTACGTAAAAACTCAATGTTAACTTTGTTTAACGCCATAGATTCTATATGTTTGTTTAGCTTGTCGGTCGACTTATAAAGATCCTCGATCATCATGAATTGTTCCGAATCGGCAGGCAATGAACCTAATTGTCCACGCGGCCATTTAATTCTAAACTCTGTGTTCTCTTCTAAATCTTTTTCCATCAACTGTATTCGAGTGTCAGCTATGTTTAATCTTTCTACAATCTGGAAGTAGCCCATGGTGCCGAGTGCTACAATTATAATTAAAGAAGCAACCGTCTTCATTGGCATCTGAACGGCTGCTTCTTCTGATATATTCAGTGGTTTCTTATTCATTTCTTATCGTTTTTTTGCCAACTAAAAAGCCAATTTACGTACCAATCTACCCAGCTTTTTATCTTAGCTTTAATTTTCTTAATCATTTTTCTTTTCCTCCATCTCGTAAAAGAAATTGTCAGTGTCCTCTGTTCGCCACTTCTGTGTATCTTCTACGTTCCAATAGTTAGTTTGTACCTTCCAGTCAGGGATTTGGTCCTTAACTGTGAAGGATGGAATGTCCCAAATCAATCTGTTGTTGGGCTGAGCAGCATAGTTGCCATCATTTAGTGCCAACACATGAGCGCATTTATGTTCATGCGGAATCTCAGAATGATCGGTGTCTAGTATATTAGGTTCTGGATGTGCAAAGTCAACAGTAAATAAATAACGACCCCAGTGCCATTTCTTATCTTTGCCAATGTATTTACCGGATTGTGATTCTAAAATATCCCAAGAAGTAACAGCAGGATAATAACTAAAAGAGTTCCAAAGCTGAAGTTCATCAAGTCTTCGTACGGGGACATCTTCTGGTTTAAAGCCCCTCTGAATAAAAGCTGTAATAGGTAATCTATAAAAGATCGCACCGTTCTCCATAATGGCATGAAACAGGAGCGCACGACCTGTAATACAGCTGACACCAAAGATAACACAGTCTTCAACTTCTCCGTGATGTTTTTTAAGATCATATAAATATTCTCTCCTTATTTGTGCGTATTCCACAGGTATGTTTGCGTTTAAATAAGCCATAATTTTTCCTCACTTTATTGTACCCCAGTTTAATCCAGATTCATAGTCAACTTTGTTCTTGACTTCTAATGGGATAGCATTCTCCATTGTTGTTTTAATCAACTCTGCTTCGTGGTCCGTGGTCGAAAAACAAAGTTCATCGTGTATTTGTATATGTGGCACTATACCTTTTTCATGTAGATCCACCATGGCTTTCTTTGTCATATCTGCAGCGGACCATTGTATCAATCTATTCAAAGCTTTGTATGTGAACGCAGGTGTATAGTATCTTTCAAAATAATTCATGTAATTTGGATCTATTTTATTTTGTTTAAATTTATCTAACATCTCAGCTTTAAAAGCTTCGCGAGCCTGTTCTTCTGTATACAAAGGGACTTCATTAAATCTACCTGTTTCATTATTCCATTCTTTGTTAGTTGTTTCCCACTTATCAAACCTGCAGAATCTATCGTATAGTGTGAATAATAATTTATTTTCTTTTGCAAATTCTATTAGCTCTTGTGATAACTGACGTACGAAAGGCACACGGCTGTGATACTCGTTAAATAATTCTTTAGCCTGTCTTTGATCTAGACCTAACTCTTTTTGAAGTTTTATCTTACCCATACCATAGAAAAGACCTAGGTTGATTGTTTTTGCCTGTTTCCTGGAGATATTAGCCATGTCAGCGACTATCTGATGGAAATCGGCATCATCCCTATCAAATTGCTCTTGTAGGCTCTCTGTGCCCGTTAAACACAATTTAATGGCATAGTGCACTACAATACGTGGTTCTTGTTGTGAGTAGTCAAAGCTAGCCCATTTACAGTCATCTTCCGGTATGAACAGTTCTCTCATCTTCTTACCTATATAACCTTTTGCAGGTATCTGTTGTAGATTAGGATTAGACATACTAAACCTACCAGTAACTGTACCACCAGTATCAGATCTAATTTGATTTATATCTGCATGTATTCTACCTTCATGCACGTATTCTAATAATCCATCTATAAAAGTATTGACTGCTTTGTCATACTCTCTTGCTTTTGCAATCATACGTAAACATTTATTATTATGTGTTTTAAGATAATCTTTTGGTAGTTGTGGCATCTTAGATTTTGGTGTGACTTTGTAATCTTTTATACAAAGATGATCTAATAATTTTTTAATTGATGCTGCAGCCCAGATATCAACTTTAATTGTTGTAATACTTTCTATGGCTTTTATTATCTGGTCTCTACGTTTCTTGAGATGTTTACCAAATAGGATGGCTTTTGACCGATCTATTTTAACGCCTTTAAATTTCATGTCAACCAAACATAAAAATAATTTTGTTTCTAGTTCAAATATTTTTCTACAAGTTTTTTGCTCTCCATCGTCTTTTGTGTATAATACTTCGTCAATTTTTTTATTAAATAAATTCCATAATCTTAAAGTTAAACTTACATCTTGTTTTGCATATTCTTTTACAATAGATGCAGGAAGTTTGTGCATGTTAGTCATCGGGTCTTTGACTGTGCCACCAGACCACTCCATAGTTTTTTGTTGTAAGTCATACTTGTATTTAGAGTCATTTAAATAATCTTTTGATAATGCATCTAACGAATATCTAAATCTATTCTCATCAATAACAGACGCAGCTATCATAGTGTCAACAATTCTACCCTTAATCATTTTACCTGTTACAGCTCTTATCCAACAGACATCATACATTGCATTGTGAAATACTTTAGTAATCTTATCGTTTTGAAATATCTTATCGTTTAAAACTTGCCATATTTTATTTATTCTTTGATAATCTATGTCAGTATCAGAATGACGTAAGGGAAAATATGCTGTTTCATTATCTGTTGCAACTGCAATACCACAAACAAAACCATCATTACGTATGGCACCAGACCCTTTTGTTTTAAGATTAGGATCGTATGTTTCTATATCTACCGCAACTGTATCTACATTTTTTAAATCTAGATCTTCTGGTGAATTACACATTATAATCTCTCTCCAATATCATTTCTAAATAGTGTATTGCTTTTTCTATATCTTGTCGCTTTCCCTTCATAGAATGCCTACAAATATATTTTATAGCATTGCCCTCCGCAAACAATAATTTATTTTCGTTGATAAACTGCGCAGGCTGAATCTTCATGCTGCGGTAGTGTTTGCCACCTACCTGTTCTTCTAGTGACTTATAAGCTACTCCTTTAAACATTTCTTTATTTGTCATTTTCCTCCTTTATGCATATTTTAATAGTTTGTGAACTTGATATGTTATTTGTCTATCTACTCTTCTATGTTTTGGATAACCAATAGAATTTTTTTCGTTAGTTACAAACTCTAAGTTTTCTATACTATAATCTACAGTTTTAAAATTTTTATGGTTAACCACATAATCACCACCATCTTGTTGGTGAACTAATCCATTAGGATTACAAAAAGCTTTACATACAATAATATGAAAATATGTTTTAACTCTATCGTGTCTTCCATTTTTATCAAAGGTTGGTGTGTAAACCGTTAAATTAACATAAGGTTTTTTACCAGAAATAGAACCATTCATTTTACCACCACCATTTAAATGCTGATGATACCCTTTTAATTTTTTTACATAGGGCCAAATAGGTTTTTTATAATGTTCATCACCAGGTTCTAATTTAAGATTACGGTAAGGATGATATCCCCCTGTTCTCATTAACATGTACATACCTGGTAAAACTCTTTTATCTACTTCTTCTAATGGTATTTCATCTCTCGTTTCAATCATTCTACTCCTAACGTATATTCACGTTGCGATGCTATAGTCCAACAATCATATCTACCTCGACTGTATGCAACATACTTTAATCTTAGTTGTTCAAAATAATTTTCTGGTCTTGTTCTTGTTAGATCTACAATTACATTGTCAAATGTTAAACCTTTTACTGTGTGTATATTTGCATATCTAACTCTAACGTCACCTTCTAAATTAAAACCTTTTCTTAAAACTTTTTCAATGTAAATAAGTCTTTTTTCATAATCTTCTTTTTTACCTTTTTGCACTCTTATCAACCTAAAATCTTTTTCGTTTACAGAAGTTTCTTTTAGTAATTTTAATTTTATCAACTCATGAATTGTGTAATCTTTTTTAATCCAATCTTTAAATTCATATTCACCCTTACCATGCACTATTACTTTACTACCTAGGTAGTCCCAAAAATCTTTTATTTGTTGTAATGACATAGGCTTACCACTTGCAAACTCTGGCCAAAGTTTGTGACATCTTATTTCTTTTTTTGGTACGTGTGCCGTATTTCCTACGTGTGCATACTCTATACCATGTTGATCAAAAAAATTTTTAACAAATGTGTCTGATGGGTTACCACGGTACGTAAATAAAAATGTTTCTTCAGTATTTCTTATTTTATCTAACAATATTCTTAAATGAGAACAGTCAGTTGTATAATTTGGTAAATAATAGTGATTTCCTATTATGAGCTGTCCCTCTTTCTCATGGCCTTTACGGTAGTTAGCAGGTCTCCAGGTTCTGTGTGTGCCATAGTGATCCCATATTGGTTTTATAATTTGTTTACATAGATTATTAATAGTTTGACCACATCGATGGCCCTGTTCTAGCTCTTTAGCCCCTTTTGATAATTCATAAAAAGCCTCTCCTTCTCTCCCA